TTCCCAAAATGGAAACTCAAATCATCAATCTTGTAGTTGACCCGAGATACTTTAAACTACAACAAGTTCAGACAGAATCGTTTGAATTGAAAACAGCATAAAAAAATTTAAACAAAAAGTGCTTATGATATAAGCATATATAATAGCAAACTATAATTTATTAATTGAAATTTATGGATAACACAACAAAAACACCCATCAGAAGAGTAGACGTTCTGAAGAAAACATTAAGTAGTGAGAGTGTACAGGAGCAGTTTAAGAATGCACTTGGTACCAACAGTAACAGTTTCATCGCAAGTATCATCGACCTTTACACAGGTGATACTTCCCTGCAATCATGCGACCCAAATTTAGTAGTAGCTCAGGCATTAAAAGCAGCAGTTCTGAAACTTCCACTAACCAAAGCACTTGGTTTTGCTTACATCGTTGTGTATAACAATTCAGTGAGGATGCCGGATGGATCATGGCAAAAAGTCCCCGTGCCTACTTTCATACCCGGCTACAGGGGGTATATTCAATTGGCAATGCGAACCGGACAGTACCGAACTTTGAATGCAGATGTGGTATACGAAGGCGAACTTCGCAGGGTTAGTAAACTTACTGGTGAAATCGCATTGGACGGAGAAAAAAAGTCCGATAAAATCGAAGGATATTTCGCCTATTTCGAGCTTCTCAACGGATATTCTAAAACACTCTATATGTCGGTTGAAAAGATGGCAAAACACGCAAAACAATACTCACCCGGTCTCAAAAACTCCAAGGATGTAACAGTAGAAAGTCTAAAGATTTTAGCTAATTCCGCTCAAAGTACCGACAAGGTTGGGTGGTTGGGTAACTTCACTGAAATGGCACTTAAAACCTGCATGCGAAACTTACTCGGGAAGTGGGGTTATCTATCAGTTGAAATGCAAAACGCTTTTTCGATGGATTCTGATGAAGCCCAGGAATCACGGGATAATGCACTGGCGGAGATTCGACCCAAGCATATCAATTTAGAAGATGTGCCTTTTGAGGAAGAAAAACCAGAAAAGCCAGAAAATAACGATGATGGACCGGGATATTAAACAAAACAAATCATGGAAATTAACTTCAATAATATACGCAAACAAGCCTGTGTTGCTTACGATAATCTATGTTCAAAAATGAACGACGAAATTGATGATGGTTATCTTAAGTTACCAGTATCTTTCATTCAAAAGGAAATGGATGTCTTAAGAGTGATAATCGGAGCTATTGCAATGTGCAGCGAGAAAGGAAACTCAGATATTACTGATGTTTTTAGTGAGCTATATGGTGATAATGGAAGCATGAAATTATTTAATGAAAACACAACGGAAGTATGACAGCACACACACCTGGTCCTTGGTTACTTGTTGAACAAGGAGACGCAAATGAATACGTTATCGTAACACCTGACAAAAAAGAATGGGTTGTTGCCTTTCGTCTTAACCCCGGTTATCCGGTTTATACACAGGAGATAGCAAATGCCAGACTAATTTCTGTTGCCCCTGAACTATTAGAGTCGTTGCAGCAATGTGTGACAGCAATGAAAGTGGTAACATCATCGGCAATTATACCATTTATTGAAAGGGCTGAAGCCGTAATAAAAAAAGCAACATTATGAAGCTTACAGTATTAGGAAGTAATAGTCGTGGTAACGGGTACGTGATTCATGATGAGAATGAAGCACTTATCATAGAAGCAGGAGTGAGCTTAGCGAAGGCTAAGCAAGCTCTTGATTTCAACATCTCAAAAGTAGCCGGGGTTCTGATCTCTCACAGTCACGGAGACCATGCAAAATATGGCAGGGACTATCAAAAGACTTTCAACATCTTCACCCACTCGCATGTAATAGAAGCTCATGGTTTGGTTGGAGCTTCTGAAATTCTGGCTGATAAAAAATTCAGGGTTGGAAACTTCATAGTTTACCCTATTCAGGCCCACCATGATGTGCCCTGCTATGCTTTTCACATATCACACCCAAAGATTGGAAATCTGTTATTCATGACCGACAGTTTTATGTTTGACTACAGTATGTATAACCTGAATCATGTGATGATAGAGTGCAATTATATCGATGAAATCATCGATTTCAACGTAGAAAATGGCATAATTCATCATAAAGTAAGAGACCGGGTTTTGATGTCACATATGGAGTTAAAAACAACAGTCCGGACATTAAAATATCAGGAATTATCGAAGGTTGACAATATCGTTCTTCTCCACCTGTCAGAGGATAATTCAGACCCGGAGCGTATGAAGCAAACGATAATCGAGCAATGTGGTCGCCCGGTCTCTATAGCAAAGCCCGGGTTGGAAATTTCACTAACTATCAATCCATATTGATTTTTACTAAGTATGAGGTTATTTGTAAAAAACACTTCTCAGGGATTAATCCCTATGTATGACGAAGATTACGAAAATAAAAAACGTCTGAAGCCCAACGAGGTATACCGTGTTGATGTTGTTAAAGCCCGAAACATCGACTTTCACCGTAAGTACTTCGCCTTGATAAACATCGGATGGGAGTACCTGAACGAAGAACAGGTTCGCTTCTTTAAAAACAACAAAGAAGGATTTCGTAAATGCGTCCAGATTGCAGCAGGGTACTATAATCTTACTTACTCCATCAAACGCAAGGAATGGGTGGAGGAATCCGTGAGTATCTCGTTTGAAAAAATGGATGAGTTTGAGTTTAAGGATTTATACAACAAAGTTCGGGATGTGATTTTTTCACTCATCGAAGGTAACGTTTCCGAGGAGGAGTTTTTATATAACCTTGCTGATTTTTAAATTTATACGACATGGCACGACCTAACAAAACCGGATTAGATTATTTCGCTTTGGATGTTACCCCGGACTCAAAGTTTGAGCTGTTGGAGGCAAAGCATGGCTTGATAGGTTTTGCAATTGTGGTGAAGTTATATCAACTCATTTATCGTTCAGGATATTACACCGATTGGAATGAAGATATGCTACTCATTTTCAAGAAAAATGTAAACGTGGAGATGGAAATTATACGAAACATAATCGAGGACTGTTTAAAGTATTCCATTTTTGACCGGGAGTTATTCGACAAGTTTGGAATCCTAACCAGTTCCGGAATCCAGAAACGATACTTCTCAGCCTGTGAGCGAAGGAAATCAATCATAGCAGACAGGCGATTTGTAATTGTTGACACAAACCAATTTAATGCTAACATAAACTGGATTAATGTATGCAATAACGGAGTTAATGTCAACATTAATTCGGTAAATGATAGTATTAACTCTTTGGTGCAGGATGAAGTAACCCAACAATCCAAACCAAAATCCAAACGGCCACAGCTTGAATACGACCTGAAAGGTATTGACTCCAACTTCCAAACTATCATAGCAGAATGGTTGGCCTACAAGAAAAGCCGGAAAGAGACCTATAAGTCTGATAAGTCAGTACAGGCATTTGCTGAAAAGCTAATCGAGATGTCTGAGGGTAGTCCTGAAGTAGCAACACAAATTTGCAAGCAATCAATGGCTAACAACTGGGCCGGAATCTTTAAACTCAAAGTAGAACATGAAAGCAATAGGAGACTTAATACAGAGACCCGTAAACAACGCATTGCAGAAGAAGCAGCCCGAATCTCAGGAACTTGCTGAAATCAGAAAGCAGTTCGGACAGTCCTACATGGAATTTGCAGTTCGTTTCAATCCTAAGATTCAGACAGCAATCCTATCTAACAATGCAGACGTGGTCAAATGCCACCACTATCCCTATCCAACACTGGCGAAGGTTGCGAAGGCTTATTCAGATATGGCACCAATCAACTGGTTGAAAATTCAGTTCGACAATCTTTGTGACTATGTTGGAGTGAGAGAGAAAATGTCGGATTACCAGCTGGATGAAATTTCAACATTATTCTACTATGATTGCTATTATTTAAACATTGCCGAAGTTGCTCTTTTCATGGCCAAAATAAAGCTCGGACATTACGGTGAGTTTTATGGAACTGTTGACCCGCTTAAAATCATGACAGCAAAGAATCAGTTTCTTTCCGAACGGCAACGGGAGCTGCGCAAGCATGAGGAACAGCAGGAGGCGGAACAACGGGAAAGAAAACGGGCTGTTTGGGCTGCCAATGCCGTTTCTTACGAAACCTACAAGGCAATGAAGCGCAAAAAGCTACGACAGAAGCTAAGGAACCTAAAGAAGTTAAGTAGAATTCGATTAAAACGAAAATGTGATGATGAACATGAACTACAAGAACTTATCTGAAATGACAATCATAGAGTATTGTCGCAGATTAAAGGAACACAAAGGTGATTTGGCAGCCAGAAGTCAATTCATCTTCAATTGGAAACAACACAAACACAAACTAAAAAATAAGTTATGCTAAAGTTAACAGTAATAGGTCATTTAGGACAGGATGCAGTCGTTAAAACATTCGGAACTGCAAGTCTCATTTCATTCTCGGTAGCTCATACTGACAAGTACAAAGACAGTCAGGGAGTGGAACACGAAAAAACACAATGGATCTCCTGTTTAAAACGCATTGGTGAAAACTCATCTTTTACAGCGTATCTGAAGAAGGGAACCAAAGTTTATGTTGAAGGTCGCTTTACGGCCAAATTATTTGAAAGTCAGGCCAGCAATTCACCTCAAATAGCACTCAATCTTGATGTCAGCTATCTTGAATTGCTGAGTGTTAAGTCGGAACCATCTCAACCCCAATCGGGTTCGGATGCTTTTGGAGAGCCAAAGCGTGTTTTAATGCCGGAACCCGGGACTAGTGATAATGGATTTCCTTTCTAAAGTATGTGGTGGAATAGACAAAAAAAGACATCACCCACCACCCCAAGAAGTAGAAAGATAGCACGATTAGACAGAATTTTCAGCCAGTATATCCGTCGTCGGGACTGCGGTTTCGCCTACGGATTCTGCATAAGCTGTGGTCGGGTTATTTACTACAATAAATGCGATGCCGGACATTACATCAATCGTCGCCACATGGCAACCCGATATGATGAGATGAACGTCAATGCTCAATGCATTCAGTGTAACAGGTTTACAGAAGGAAATATTCAGGGATACAGACGTGGGTTGATTGAAAAGGTGGGTGAGAAAAACGTCGAAATGCTTGAATTAAAACGTTTCAACTCCTGTAAAGTAACTGATGCTGAGCTGGATATGTTGATAGATTTGTTCAAGAAAAAATTAGAAACATTAGAGAAAAATCAAATTTTTTAAAATAAAAGTGCTTATATAGTAAGCATTTATTTGTATATTTACAATCATTTTGTAGTATGGAAAGCAATTTAAAAATTGTATACAAGGATATCGATTCATTAATCGAACCTACATACAACCCCCGGAAAATTACAGCTAAGCAACGGGAGGACATTAAAAAATCACTTCAAACTTTTGGTTTTGTTCAGCCATTGGTGGTAAACATTCATCCCGACAGGTTGAATATCGTTGTAGGTGGTAACCAACGCTTGAAAATCGCTAAATCTATGGGATACACCGAAGCTCCGTGTATTGAAGTATATCTTGAAGAACAAGGGGAAAAGGAGTTAAACCTCCGACTCAATAAGAATCAGGCTGAATTTGACTTCGAAATGCTCAATGAGTTCTTTGATAAAAAATTCCTTTTTGAAGTTGGTTTCACTGATAAGGAGATAGGCAAAATCCAAAGTGAGTTTGAGGAAAAATTCAAGGCCATCACCAACGACAATGCCGAAATGCCAATAGTTCAGCAGTTCAATGAGAAGTACTCAACGATCATGATTTTCTGTGATAACGAAATGGACTTAAACTGGCTGAGGAATGTGCTTAAACTTCAGAAAATGAAGGATTACAAAAACTCTAAGATTGGAGAAGCTTACGTACTTACTGTTCAACGTTTTCAGGAAATTTGGGAGGAGGCAACAAATGTCAATTAAAATAGTGTGCCCATCAAAAGGTAGGGCAGATAATGTCCGGACTACCCGGCTTATTCCATCTCTCACGCTAATAGTTCCTGCAGGAGAGTTGGAAGAGTACAAGGCGAATAATCCAAAAGTTGAAGTTGTGGGTGTTCCTTCGCATATACGTGGGATTACTCACACCCGGCAATGGATTTTAGATACCTGGGCGAGCGAGGATGTGTTTATGATTGATGATGATGTGGTATCGGTAAGAAAGAACTACTTCTATGGTGAAGGTTCCGTAACTATCGATGACCCGGAAACAATACTCGAAATCATCAATCAAACCGCCTATATCTCAAAGCAAATCAATTCAAGGGTTTTCTCCTTCTCCAAAATCAGAATTCCACTTGAATACAATGCTTTTTCACCCATAGTACATACTGGTTATATGAACGCTTCTACATCTGGGTTCATCAGGGGGCACGGACTGGCATACGACCTGAATCTATCTGAAGGAGAAGATCACTACATTTCCTGTCTCACTATCTACATGCACCGGTATTGCCTGATCGATAATCGGTATAGTTTCATTACTGATGGTAACTTCACCGCCATAGGAGGATGTAACGACTATCGCACCCGTGAGAGTATGATAAAAAACACACTCTATCTACGGCAAAAGTTCGGAGAAGCTATTCAGTACAAGCAACCAACTACCCTCAAACAGAATGTAAACATCGGAGAACGTTCACTTAAATTTCCCTATTGATTATGCAGCCATTTTTAAAAGATACATTCATCGGTATTCCATCACTTTCACGTCCGGAATACATCACAAAGAAAACCATGTCGTGGGCTAAAGAACTGCCCAATGTTAAGGTATTTGTTGAACCAAAGGAACGTTTTCTGTATAAGTATTACTTAGGTGATGCAGTTGAAACACTTCCTGAATCAAAGCAGGGCTTAATGTACTCACTCAACCACATCAGAAAATACGCTAAAGAAAAGGGGTTCAAATACCTATTCCAGCTCGATGATGATGTAGATGGTTTTGCCCGTATTGATACGGAAGAACCATTGGAAGCGTTTATGCAGACTCTTTCAGACTGCCATCAGGCTATGGGACAATTCCCATCAATCGGTGGGATACGCTTTACTCAGTATCGATACTGGCTTTACTCAAAGAAAAATATCCACAAATGGACACACCTCAATAAACCACTTCAAGGTATTGCTATGATCCGACTGGATGCCGTTGATGAGATTAATCCCGATATGCGGGAGTTTACCGATACACTCACCTCTCTATACATGTGGAAGAAAGGCTTTCATACGCTTAATTACGGCTTATCCGGCCTAAAGGTAGTGCAGAATGCCAACAAGGGAGGTTGTCAGGTTTACAACCGCAAACAGGATGCTTTAGACACTATCCACCTGCTTCAAAAGGATTTTCCCGAAGTGAAGGAAAAGCCCGGCTCGAGCTGGTTTGGTGTTGATGTGGACATCAGTTACTACTTAGATAAATATCGTTATACTTCGTTAAACTGCGAAGATGACAGCTTGCAAAATCACCTATCCAATTGTAAGTTTGAATAAATATAAAAACCTAATTTACAGAAAGATATGGAGCAAGTGACGACATTAAACGGATACGACCTGTTCGAGGTTGTTTCCGCATTTCAGAAAGAAATCCGCAGGGGTAACGAAGAAGGAGCTATGTATTGGGGTGTGGAGCTGTACGAAAGTGGTTTTATACCCTATGCATGGAAGCGAATGTTTATCATCTCAACCGAGGATATTGGTCTGGCCAATCCGATGGCAACGGTAATCATCAATTCTCTTTTCTGGCAGTATGAGAAACTTTCCTCAAACAAGGGAGACAAGAAGAAGCAGGAGCGATTGCCCTTTGTGCAGGCTATTCTGTTTTTGGTTAACTCACCCAAAAGCAGGCATACCGACTGGGCGTTGAACTACTACTTTGATTCTCACCTTTTCATTGATAGCAAGATGAAACCGATTCCGGATTACGCTTTGGATATCCACACACGAAGGGGCAAAATCAAAGGTAAAACCATCGATGACTTTTTCACTGAAGGTAGTTTGGTCGGAAATCATCAGGTGCAACCCAATGAGATTGATTACCGTAATGCTTGCCGGACACGATGGAATGATAAGGGGTGGCTGGATGCAGCAAAACAGAAGAAAGCGGAGATTGAAACGCTAAAGTCCTTCAAGTACAAAACCTATCAGCCGGAGAAAAGTAAGCCCGAACAAGCAACTCAAAGTACATTATTCGACTGAAATGGAATGACATAATATGACACATAAAAAAACGAAGTTCTCAGGAACTGCTGCGACACGGAGGAATAAATTAACCTTCGTGTCTGCTTACGATAAGTCCGCATGTAACGTGTCAGCATCATGCAGGCATACCAAAATATCGAGAAACTGCTTTTACGAATGGATGAAGACCGACCCATATTTCAGGGAACGGATAGAGGAGCTGGATGAGGAAGTACTCGACATGGCAGAGTCAATGCTAAAGAAAAATATTCACGAGCAGAAGGAAGCAAGTATTTTCTTCTTCCTCAAAACCAAAGGTAAGCAACGTGGATACATCGAAACCATCGACAACCAGCTAACCATTAATCCATTTGAGGAATTAATGAAAGCTGCAAGTCAGGTGGATGATGAATGAGAAGTATATATCTAAATTCAAAAGCTGGCAGAAGGATTGGAACCGCTTTGTGAGGGATGTTTTGAAAGCCCGGCTGGATCACGAACAGCAGGCTATCATTTCTTCGGTTCAACACAATCCAATGACTGCCGTAGCAAGTGGAACAGCACGAGGGAAGGACTTCGTGGCTGCTTGTGTCAGTATGTGCTTTCTCTACCTTACTCCCAAATTCTCTAAAGATGGCAGACTGGTAGAAAACACGAAGGTAGCAATGACGGCCCCTACAGGACGACAGGTGCTGAATATCATGGTGCCGGAAGTCAGGCGACTATTTCGCAATGCAGGATGTTTGCCCGGGCGATTGGTAGCAGGAGACATCAGAACCAGTTACGAGGAATGGTTTCTAACCGGATTCAAGGCAGGAGACGATGCAACTGAAGCATGGTCAGGCTTTCATGCTTCCAATACGATGTTTGTCGTTACGGAGGCATCAGGTATTACCGAAACCACTTTCAATGCCATTGAAGGTAACTTGCAGGGTAATTCACGGCTTTTGATTGTCTTCAACCCGAACGTTACAACCGGTTATGCAGCAAGGGCAATGAAAGCGGAACGATTCTCTAAATTCCGGCTGGATTCCCTCAATGCGGAGAATGTGGTAACCAAAGAAAACAGGATTCCCGGACAGGTGGACTATGCATGGGTAAAGGACAAGGTGGCGACATGGACAACTCCTATTTCAGAAGAGGATTTCAACGAGGGAGAGGGTGACTTTGTATGGGAAGGTAATTTATACCGCCCCAACGACCTTTTCCGTGTGAAGGTGAGGGGTATGTTTCCCAAGGTTGCAGAAGATGTTCTTATCCCTTACGAATGGATAGAGATTGCCAACCGGAACTGGGAGATTTACATGCAGGAAACACCCCTCAACCACTCCAAACTTATCATCGGTGCTGATGTGGCCGGAATGGGGCGTGACCGCTCGGTGCTTTGTCATCGTTACGGAAAGTTTGTGGAACGCTTCCAACTCCATCAATCCGGAGGAAAGGCTGACCACATGCACGTAACGGGAATGATTGCCCGGCATCTGAAAGACAAGCGGGTAATGGCTTTTATTGATACCATAGGGGAGGGGGCAGGCGTTTATTCCCGGCTCTTGGAGCTCGGTTTTGAAAATGCTGTTTCGTGTAAATTCTCTGAAAGTGCTTCGGGACTGAACGATGTAACAGGAGTTTACACCTTCCTGAACATGAAAGCTTACCTGTATTGGTGTGTTCGTGACTGGCTGGACCCGAAAAACAAAAACCATCCATGTTTGCCGCCTGATGATGAGCTGTTGGAGGAGGCTACTGAAATCAAATGGGTGTTTCAATCGAATGGTTCCATAGCTATCGAGAAGAAGGAGAACCTAGTAGAGCGGATTAAGCGCTCACCCGATAAGTTTGATGCACTGGCTAACACCTTCTATCCACACAACCACAATAACGTGCAGGATTTAAGCGGATTATTTTACTAAAATTTTAAAGTTGATGATTATGAGTGTTGATGAGATTTTTACAATGACAACCCCTGAGGAAATCATTCAGGAACTAAAGAAAGGTCGGGGAGCGGAACTTCCCGACATCAAAAAATACATTTCAGCTATTGACCCGCAAAAGCATCTTATCTTCGATGAGATAGAGCGACCAAACAAGCTGATTAAAAACGAAAACGGTGAAATCAGAACCGAAAAAGTAGCCCGGATTGCCCTTGCCCTTCAAAAGTTGATAGTAAAACGGGCGGCATCTTTTCTGTTTGGTAATCCGGTTGAATATGTACTTCAGGCAACGGCCAACGAACAGCAGAAGTTGGTGTTTACGGCTTTCCAACAGATAATGAGTGATGCGAAAATCAACTCCTTAAACCGCAAAATTGCTAAGGCTCTTTTCTCCTGCACTGAGATTGCCGAACTGTGGTATCCTGTCCCTTTAGAGGAAGGAGAGGAAACCCGCTATGGTATTGGTTCGTTGTATAAACTCCGGATGACAATACTCAATCCTATGAAGGGAGATGTACTTTATCCTT